GGTAATGTATTAATGAGTGAGTACGCAAACGGAAGCGAGGCATTTAACCAAGTGTGGAACAATAGAGCATCTTTAACATACGTATAATGGGCTACGGAGGAATCAAAAAAGCAATATTAAGCGCAGTTGCGTTTATTTTATCAATAATTAAAAGAGATTAAGAAATGGCATTTGCAAGAACAACAGCAGTAGCAGGAGCAGGAACATTAACTTGTGCAGGAAATACAACAGTTACAATAGCTGGGAGTAGTTTTGCGTTTGGAATAGGTGCGGCACCTTCAATTTCAACAGTAAGGGTTGGTAGTACTATTACAGTAGGTGGAAATACAAGAACTGTTGTGTCTATTCAATCTTCAAGTTCTTTAACAGTAGATACAGCATTTCCTGCTTTTACTTCACAAGCATACACAGTTTCTACTGGAATTATTCAAACAGGTACAGATACATTAAATAATGCAACCGCAGCACCAACAGGATTTATTTTAAGAGAAGATAGAGGTTCTTTATTTAGAATTTTTGATGTTCAAGGTTTAGATTTGTATATTCAAGGAACTTTAACAGTTCTATCTTGGGGTGCTCAATTAAGAAATGATGGTAGTTGCTCAAACAGATTTCAAGTAGAAGGAAGTGCAAGTGGTGGTGAAATTATCTTTAGTGGTCGTAAAGCAACTGCAAATAATGGTTATTTTCCATACGTTGGTTTTGATTGGTTAGGAAACAACGGAAATAAGATTTTAAAGCTTGCAAGTACAAACGCAACCTATCCAGCAAAGTTTACGGTTATTGATGCTACTGTAAGATTTGGAGCTGATTGGCTTACAACAGATTCAGGTAACTATTCAAGAATTTCAACATCAGGAGATGAGTGCTGGATTTTATGTGCAAGAGGTACAGGAACAGGACAAGCTCGCATTAGACAAGATAACACAACAGCAACGATAGATTTTCAAGCTACTCAAACTTGGGTTGGTATGTGGTTAAATTTTGGTGTTCCTCAATTAAGTTTGAAAGGATATACTCCTATTGATACAGATGGACCTGAAATTAACCTTGCAAGTGTGCCAACTGCAACAAGAATTTCTATTGAAAATTACAACACAACTTATGTAGTACCTAACTACTATGCAGGTGCTCAAATAGTATTATTAGGTGGTGCTTGGACTCGTTTAAAAAACAACTTAGTAGGTACTAACATTGTTTGGATGAGTTCAAGTGCAAGTGGTAGAAATGTATTAGAATTTTCTAAACAAATAACTATTAAAACACAAGATACAGCAGGGAACTTATTAAGTGATGGTTATATGTATTATCAACCAGTTGGCTCAAATGTAGCAGGAATTAGAGCAAAAGGTGGAACGGTAGATATTACTTTTGATTTAACACAACAAAGTATAGCAACAGTAGCAGGTACAGCAACAGCAGAGTTTCCATTTGCTTGGGGTTACGCAACTGCAAATGGAAATCAAAGTGTTTACAATTACTTTTGTACAGGAACAACAAAAGGTGCAGAAACGCATTCAGTTGGTTCAAGTCGTTATGGTTATGACAAAGTTTATTTAACAACAAATTTAGCAGGAAATAACGCTATTACACCTACATACGTACATACAAGTTTACCAACTTCAAGTAAGGTAATTGCAACCGCACAAGCTATAACAGGTATTGCTTTTAACTTCGCTACAAAAGTAATGACTATTACAGGCAACTTAACTTACCAACAAATTTATGATGCGTATCAATACGCTTTAAATACAACTGCAAATTTATTTCAAGCTGATAATTGCTTAACTGCAAATGCAACATCTGATTATGTTGGTTGGACTATTAACGTATCAACAGGGGTTACAATTTCAACAGGAAGTGGAAATTTTACTACATTAAAGGCAAATACAATTACCTTAACAGGAACTGCATTAATAACAGGAGTTTATCAAACAAGCGCAGGAACATCAACCGTATTAAGATTAGAAAACATTTCACCAGATGCAAGCGTTTGTGTTTGGAACACGTCAACTGGAGCGACTGAATTTTTCCAAGTAAACAATACGGCAACCGCACAGGATTATTTTATTTACTACCCTCCAGGCAACGCAGGAACAACTAAAAATGTAGCGCGTGAATTGTACGGATTCAAAAGATACGATGAGGTTATAACTTTGGCAGGTGGTGAAATGTGGTGGACTGCAAGCAACCAAGAAGATGTCGGTATTACCGACACGTTCGCAACTGCAAATGCTTACACAACACTCTCGACTACTTCACAACTTTACGATGCAACAGCTATTTTTAGACTTACTGAAACAGGAATAAAACTAGGGCAATTAGTTGCAAGGGATGGTTTGTATTTAGACTTCGGAAATTACAACGTAAAAATCAAAGATGATGCAAGTGCTATTGTAGGCGTTGCAAGTGGTACAATTACTTACAAATCAATTGTAATTAATGAAAGCACAAAGTACAACGCATTAAAAGCCACACCGCCTAAAACGATTACGCCAACCGATACGGAAATTATCAATGTACTTATTGAAGATGCGAACGGAGATAGTCAAGTTGAAATATTAGGTGGTGATAATTTAGGCTATGAATTGTGGAAAGTAACTACTGCAACACTAACGGATAACTACGCAACAGGAACGCTTTTAGCAACCTTACCAAACAACACAGCACCGTTTAGATTTATCGGCATAAGTGGTTTTGATTTAGTAGGGCGAGATACAAGTTCAGGAGTACGCCGTCGTTCAAGTATGTTAAAAGGAACGTATGAACAAGCGTTTTACGTAGGTAATCAGATCCAATTAGCGACCGATGCACCGCAATTACAAGAAAACAACGATAAGTTAGATGAGTTGATTCTTAAAATTGACACACAAAAAGACCCGTTAACACTACCACAATTTATAGCATTAAAATGATAGAATTTATTAAGAAATATCTTTTCGGTAAAACACTTTCTCAGTTGCAAGATTGGGAGAGTGTTCTCAATAACCGTGAACTAAGTTTAAACGGTATTGAAAGCGAGTTAATCGAATTTAATAAAAATCTTGAATCTAAAGAACTTATTTTGCATAGTTCGATAGATAGTGTAGAAAATGAAAGAAAGCACGTTAAAACGATTAAAAACGATGTAGAAAAGCGTTTGCTTGAAGTATTAGCAGATAAAGAAAAACTATCGCAAGAACGAAAAGGTTTTAAAGATGAAATGAACTTTTTGATTGAGAAGAATAATTTAACTATAGACAAGCTAAAGTTTATGCGTTCTAAACTGCGTAATTTTGACAAAGAGTTAAAAGAAAAAGCCAAAGAATTAGAAACTTTAGAAACTTTTTTGAAGAATAAAATAGAACAAAAGGAGAATTTAGAGGTTAATAATATGAGTACGATAATTTCAAGAGGTAAAGAGATTATAATTGATAAGTACGGAAACTTTAAAGGATTTGTATAATGGCGGTTTGGGGATTAGGTGTAATAAATAATGTTATCAATTGGGGTAGAGGTGCTTTCAATAATCTTATTAGCTGGGGGATTGTGCAAAAGACTTCTCCTGCAGGAGATACAGAAATATACGGATTACGACAAGATGCGGACACTACTGCTTTTTTAAGTGCAACAGGTATAACAGATGCTACTATTACAAGTGCTTTAGATACTTTGGTTGTTGATATGAAGAAAGATGGTACTTGGTCTAAAATGAAAGCTATCTATCCATTTGTTGGAGGTACTGCTACAACTCATAAATTCAACTTGAAAGACCCAAGAGATTTAGACGTTGCGTTTAGATTGTCTTTTAATGGTGGGTGGACACATTCAAGTAATGGAGTATTGCCGAATGGCACAAATGGTTATGCAAACACCTTTTTAAATCCTAAAACAATTTTAAATGTAAATAGTAATTCTTTTGGTTTATATTCTAAAACAGAACAAGCATTTGGAGCAAAAATATACGGATGTTTAACAGGTAGTAATTATTTACAAAATAATGTAAGTGTGGGAGATTTTATAAATGGAGCGTTAACAACACAAATATTATATACAGCATCTCCAACTACTGGTTTGATTTTTGGTAGTAGAACTACAAGTACTTTATTTAAGGCATTTAGAAATAATGTTTTGTTAGGAACTAAAACAACAAGTGTGGTTGATATACCAACTGCAAATTTTTATTTTGGTGCAAGAAATGAAAATAATATAACACAAGGATTTTATAACCAATACCAACACGCCTTTGCATTCTTAGGAGATGGATTAACTGACACCGAAGCATCAAACCTATATTTAGCAGTACAGAAATTTCAAACCACTTTAAATAGAGCCATAATTTGATAATATATGAATATCGCATATTTAACCGTAGAACAAAAAGACCAACTTGTAGGACAGCAATACGCTCCTGATAGTTATTTCAATCCTATTTTAGATGCTAACGACAAATGGGTAATATCTGAAGAAGAAATTAACTTTTTAGCAAACCACGATTTTTTATGGCTTAATGATTTGCCAATAAGCGTGTATAATCCGAAACCACAAACACAAATTATATGAAAAAATTAATCAAGTACCTACCTTTAGTTATTGCAGTATGCGCTATTGCAGACACTCAATTTGAAATGTTAAAAGGTATAGGAATGAATGAAGCGTTAATTAACTGGATTAAGTTATTAGGGCTTTTGCTAACAATCTTTTTACCAAGCATTAAAGAAATGTTTAACGATGGTTTATCGTTGCGAAATACAGACCCTAAAAATCCTAATAGACCATACATAAAACCGCCACGTTGAATAAAGCAATAGGTATATTAATATTGTTACTTTATTTTGGTAACTTTCAAATATGCGAATTGTTTTTTAAAAATGATACGTATAAATGGTGGGGTTTGAATAACTCCATACTTTCCCTTATTATAATTATATCTATTAAATACAAGTCTGAGAATAACTTTGTAGAAAAACTATTTAATTCAATGGTAGTAAACAACATTTACGTTTTACTATTTAGACAAGAAACCACTTACACGCTTAACGACCTTTGGTTTGTTACAATTTTCACAGTTGCACAATACCTAAAAAAAGAAAAAAGTAATGATTAAGAATTTATTAAACCATTGGGAAGCAATGACTGGAGTAGTTGGAATTGTTGTCGCTTATTTTAGCGGTAAGAGAATGAAACGCATCGAAGAAAAAAAAGCAAGTTCAGACGCAGTATCTTCTATGCAAGTTGTTTATGATAATTTCGTTAAAGATATAGAGCAGCGTTACGTAGATATGAAACAGGAGATGCAATCTTTAAAAGATGAAGTTCAACAATTGCGTATTGAAAACGACAAACTACGAAAAGAATTGCGAACGTGGGAGAAAAAATATTATTCATTAAAAGAGGAGTATGAAAATAGACTTTAAACATTTATTTTCGATGTTAATCTTATGGTTAATATCTATTTATTTAGTATTTTATTTTACTTCGTGTTCTGCTAAATGGCATATCAATAGAGCTTATAAAAAAGGTGCAAAGTTAGAGCAAACAAGCGACACGATACGCATTGCTTCAATAGATTCATTTAAAGTGGTTTTAAACGATACTTTTTACTTCGAGAAGTATTTTACCACTAAAGATACAATCATTCAGTACAAACGTTTATATGTGCCTAAAACACGTCAAGAGATTAGAATAGAATATAAACTTAAACGAGATACGTTAAGACTTGAAAAGGTTAAGATTCGCAAAGAATATAGAACTAAAACTAAACCATTTCCATACACGCTTTTATTAATTGTTATTGGTTTAATTTGTATTACGATAATTTCGTTTATCTTTAAGCCAAAAATACTATGAAAACTTTAAGTAAACACGTTACAATGGAAGAATTTTGCTATTCTCCAACTGCAATTAAAAAAGGAATTAATAATTCAATGGGTTTAATAGCAATTGACAAAGCTATGCAACTATGTGAGAATGTTTTTGAGCCACTTAGAAAGCATTTAAACGCACCAATTAAAATAAGTAGTGGTTTTAGATGCGAGCAACTTAATAAATTAATAGGCGGTGCGTCTGGTAGCCAACATACAAAAGGCGAAGCGTTTGATTTGGAATTAACAAATAGAAAATTGTTTGATTGGATTCTTAAAAACGTAGAATTTGACCAAGCTATCTATGAGTTTGGAAACGATACACACGCTAATTGGTTTCACATATCGTATCGTAAAGGTAACAATAGAAAACAAGCGTTAAGAGCAATTATAATCGGTGGTAAAACACAATATATATCTTACAAGCCACTTTAATAGTGGTTTTTTTATTTACTTAAATTTTATTTATGAGAAAGAGATTGTTTTTTGACATCGAAACATCGTTTAATATTGGTATATTCTGGAGAAGTGGTTACAACTTAAACATTCAACCAGACGATATTATTAAAGAACGTGCTATAATTTGTGTAAGTTGGAAATGGGAAGGTAAAGACGAAGTACATAACTTAACGTGGGATGAAAACCAATGTGATAAAAAACTTTTAAAAGCGTTTATCAAAGAACTAAACAAAGCAGATGAAATTGTTGCTCACAATGGCGACAGATTTGATATTAAATGGTTGCGTACACGTTGCTTATTTCATCAATTAGATATGTTTCCACAATACCAAACTATTGACACGCTTAAACACGCTAAAAGCCAGTTTAATTTTAACTCGAATAAATTAGATTATATCGCTAAATTTCTTGGGGTAGGTGCAAAGTTAAAACACGAAGGGATGGATATGTGGAAAGCAATCATTTTTAACAAAGATGCTGAAGCACTTAAACGAATGGTTGAGTACTGCGATATGGATGTCGTTGTCTTGGAGAAAGTTTACGAAAGATTAGCACCTTATACAAAACATAAAGTTAATTACGCAGTTTTAAGAGGTGGCGAAAAGTTCGAATGCCCGAATTGTGGCAAGTTACCACACTATAAAAGTATGTACACAACACCAGCTGGAACTATAACTCATAGAATGCAATGTTCAGACAGACAAGTTTGCAATAAAAAGTTCACTATAAACAACAAAACTTATATGGATTTTATTCAATTTAAGATGCGTAACAATTTAAAATAGTTATATTTGCAACGATTCGCTTATTCTGTTTAGTGAATTTTCATAGTTTTTTAGTTTAATTGTTAGAAGTGGGGAGAAATCTCCACTTTTTTTATGCTCTGAAAGTATTGTAAACATTGAGAAACTAAAAATAATTTAAAAATAATTGTTAAAAAGTATTGCACTTATAAACATTATTACTATATTTGCTGAAACATTTAAACTTTATAATATGAAAACATTACACAACACTTTTAACCCTAACTATGTACCAACTACAATTGAGAATGAGTACATACCAAAAGTTAACCACATTAACGATGTAATCAGAAAGCAATTTTTTACAACGTTTGATGAGCAACGATTAAACAGAATACGACAAATTAAGTTAAACAATTTAAACGAGCAACGATGAACTACGATTTACACAATAAAGCAAATGATGTATTTGAGTTACATCAAGCTATGAAAGCAAGAATTGACTATCTTAAAAGTAATACGGAATATTACTCACAATTTCCAAATATAATTGCAAAGCACTTAAACAGAATAGACACTTGCAAGCGTGGACTTGAAAGAATTGAACAAGCATATATCAAAGTATTAACCGAAATTTTAGCATTATGATTGAAGTAGAATGTAAACAATGCGATGGTAAAGGCAGAATTGAAGTATCTACTGATTGCGACCAACCAGCTTGGAATTGTTGCGGTGGATGTACAGAAGTGATTGAGTGTCCTGAATGCGAAGGAAGCGGAGAAGTAGAAGAATGGGAATTATAACGTTTTGCGTATATGAGAAGTGGCACTTGCAGAATGTTAAGATTAAGCACAAAGGTTTCTGTGCCATTTCTTATATACGCTGTTATAAGCAGCCTTTATTAACTTAAATTAAAAACAAAATGAGAAATTTTAAAACAAAAATCGAAGGACACGAAGAAGAATTTGACTTTGAATGTTACGAAAATACAGAACCAATAGAAATTGGAGATAAATACATTTTCTTTTTTGGTGGCATTGCCGATGTTCAAGTATGTGATTCTGAAAATATCAAAGAAGAAATAAACAAAAATGATAGAGTTAAAGACCACACCAAAATAGATTTGGTTACTGGATTTTGGCGAAATTGTTTTAAAATTAAGTCAACCAATTTTGACCTTAGCACGGTTTCGTAAGGTTGCTTATAACGTATGGTGCTTTGCGAAGGCGGGGCATTTAACCACTAAATTTAATTAGAAAGATGAATGATATATTTAACGATAATGTTCCTTTGAAAACGGAAACCCCCGCTTTTGCAAAGCACGTGTTACCAGCAGTGCCTTCTTCGGAGGTTTATTTGGAAGATTGTGTAAAGGCATTAAAACGCTATGCAGATAACCATTTTGATTTGGCAATAGTTGACCCGCCTTATGGGATTGGATTTGGAGAATTTAACCGAACCAATAAAGCAAGTAACGGAGAAAGGTATAAAGCCAACAAATACAAAAATAGCAACTGGGATGATGATATTCCAAGCGATGAATATTTTGCCGAACTAATGAGAGTATCTAAAAATCAAATTGTGTGGGGTGGCAATTACTTTCCTTATTTATGGCAAAACGGATGCAAAGGCTTTATTTATTGGCATAAAGGAAACCCAGTTCCAAACTTTGCGGATGGGGAATTGGCGTGGACTTCATTTAATAAGGTGGCAAAACAATTTGATTTTAGATATTACGGAAACCTACAAGGCAAAACAAGTGCAGAGGATAAAATACACCCAACACAAAAACCAGTTGCTTTATACGATTGGCTTTTACAAAACTATGCTGAAATTGGGGCAACGATACTTGACACTCATTTAGGAAGTGGAAGCAGTAGGATTGCAGCGTATAAAGGCGGGTTCAACTTTGTAGGATTTGAAATAGACCAAGAATATTATGAGAAACAAGAAAAGCGTTTTAATGACTTTAAATCACAACTTCGTTTATTTTAGCGGTGTCGGTTCTGGCATTGCTGGTAACACCGATATTGACGCAAGTTTGTTGTTAATCAAAATAAAAAGTAATAATTTAAAAACTAAAAAGAATGGAAAAAACAGCAGTAGAATGGTTAATAAACCAAATGAATAAAAGTGGTTTTAACCTTGATAAAATGGATTTGAATATTTTTCAGCAAGCCAACCAAATGTTTGAGCAACAGATTATTAATGCAAGGCAAGATGGTATTAAGGCAACAATAAACGGAAAATCTATAAGCAATATTGATTATTATAACGAAAAATTTAAAACAAAATACAATTTACATAAACAAACGAAATTGTAAAATATATTTAAACTTATGAAAATAGACAGAATAGTATTAAACGTAATTAAGAAGTTTGAGCAACGTGCAGACGATGGTTTAAAGAAGTACGGAGTAACACTTGAAAGAACCGATTTAAGCACGCTTGATTGGATAAACGAAGCACAACAAGAAGCAATGGATTTTTGCTTATACCTTGAAAGATTAAGAGTAGATATTGAAAATTTAAACAAACAATAAAATGACTTCATTTGAAAACTTTTTAATTGAAAAAGGATATATTAGATTTGCATTTGATGCTACAAAAGGTAAATATTACCAACCAAAATTATATGTAATTTCTACAATGAGCAATTTAGGTCATTTGTATATTCACGAATCAGATGTGAATTTATTATCTAAAATTAAAGAAGATAAATCTATAACACCTGAAGATAGAAAAAATGAAATTATATTTGGGTTGCACGAAAAAGATAGACCACCAACATTAATCTATCCAAGACCAAAAATTAAAGTAACAAGAACAAAAGAAGATAATATAATAATTGAAGATGAACAGTTTGATGATTCAATGAATATTGTTTTACAAAAAGAAAATTTTAACCAAATATTAAAAGCTATGTACGATAAAAGTATATGCTTTGAATATGATTTAACTAAATAAAAATGAATTTAATAAAAATTACAGAATTAATAGAAAGATACGAGTTAAACACACCATCTCGCAAACGTGAAAAGGTTTATATTAGAAGTGTATTATATCATTTTCTACGTAGCAACAGAATGACGTTAGATAGAATCGGTAAAATGTTCGGCAAAGGACACGCTACAATTTTACACGGTCTTGAATGTTACGATAGAAACAAAAACTATCCAGACTTCAAAGAATTAATTGAGTTAGTAGAAAACGAGTTAGAAGTTTCTTGCATTAATATACCAGATGAAGAAAAATTACAGCTAACAGAAGCAGAATTGGATATATTAGAAGCTAATTCATTACAAGACTTTTGGCAGATTAAAAATAATTTGATAAAAAAGTTATCTATTAAAGAATAATGTTTATATTTGTATCAGTTATTAACAATTTAAAACTAAGAAAATGAAAAATCTATTTAAAAGTTTAGCAGAATTTCAACAAGAAGTTCCAGTAATTCACAAAGCAACACAAGGTTATGGATATACCTTTGCAGATTTGCCTAAAATCTTTAGCGTAATTAATCCACTATTAAAAAAGCACGGATTGGGTTTCACTCAATTAATAGAAAATGAGAATTTAACAACTATTTTGTTTCACGTAGAATCTGGAGAAACGATTGAATCTAAAATGGCATTGCTTAAAGATGTCGCACTCAAAGGGATGAATGAGTTTCAGGTGTACGGAAGTCAACTAACTTACTTTAGACGTTACGCATTGAGTTCTATTTTAGGTATCGTTACAGACAAAGATACGGATGCTGGTGGAGAACAAGTAAAGAAAGTTAAAACAATAACAGATGAACGTTTTAACAAAGCAATTGATGCAATAGGTAAAGGACTTGCTAAAAAAGAAGACTTGGCACAATTTGAATTAACAGAATCACAAAAAGTAACATTTGCAACGCTATGAGTTTACTATTTAGATGTTCGCAGTTAGGCAATTTAATGACAGAATCTCGTAGTAAAAGCGAGGTTTTGTCGGCTACTGCAAAGACACTTATCGAAGATATGTTTAGAGAAAAGGAATTAGGTATCTACAAAGAATTTAGTTCACGCTACACCGACAAAGGAAACCAAAACGAAGATATAGCTATTGAGTTAGCATCTGAAGTATTGGATTGGAACTGGATTTTAAAGAACGAAGATAAGTTTAAAAATGATTACATTGTAGGTACACCAGATTTAGTTAATGATACTTTATTAGCTGATATAAAATGCTCTTGGTCTGCAAGTACTTTTCCGATGTTTGACGATGTGCTTAAAAATAAAAATTACTACTGGCAACTTATCGGATATATGTGGCTTACAGGACACAAACAAGCGGAGTTAGTATATTGTTTAACAGATACACCATTTCAAATTGTAGAAAGCGAAGTAAGAAAAGAACATTGGAAGTTATGTTTAATTGATGAAGACCCTCTTGTACGTGAGGCAGTAGAAAGCTTACATAGCTTTGAGCATATACCTAAAAATTTACGTGTCAAAAGATTTATAGTTGAATACAACGAAGCGGACATTGAAAAATTAAAGCAAAGAATCGAAGTTGCACGAGAGTATTATCAAGAATTATTAGTAATTTTAAACAAATGAGAACTTTAATTAGTACAAGCAATATTATTTTACTATATTTGATATAAATATAAAAAAATATGGCATACGTTTATACTCATACTAGAGAAGATAATGGCGAAGTATTTTATATAGGAATATCAAAACAAAATAATTCTTATAAAAGAGCTTATTGGAAATATCGTAAAAATGATATTTGGAAAAAAATTACTAGCAAAACAAATTATATTGTAAATATAGTACACGATAATATTACAATAGAAGAAGCAAGGGAATTAGAAATTAAATTAATAAATAAATATGGACGGATAAATTTAAAAAAAGGAACACTAGCTAATTTAACAGATGGCGGAGAAGGTTTAAAGTCTTATGTTTTTACTGATGAACAAAAAAAATATCTTAGCAATGCGCAAAAAAAACTTTATTTAAATGGATATGTAAATCCAAATAAAAATAAAAAACTTAGCGATGAAACAAAAGATAAAATGTCTAAATCATTAAAAGGAAAAACTTCTTGGAATAAAGGATTAAAAACACCTGAAAGCGTTAAAATTAAATTATCTAAATCAAAATTAAATACAAAGCACTCAGAAGAAACCAAAAAGAAAATGTCAATTTCTGCAAAAGGTAAAGTTAAATGGTCAATTAAACTTCTTAATACTGAAACTGGAGAAATATTTTCAAGTATAAAAAAAGCATATACTTATTATGGTATTTCAAGAGCAACTTTTTACAGAAAATTAAATAAAAAAGAATCAATTTATAAACGAGTAAATTAATAAATATGTCAACACTTATAAATGCGTCAATTGACGTCACAAAAATCGACAAAAGCAAGTTATACAACGGAAAGTATCTAAACTTGACAATTTCAATCAATGATTCAACAGATACGTATGGAAACAACGTAGGGTTAACAGAATCGCAAACAAAAGAAGAACGTGATTTAAAGACTTCTAAGCGTTACATCGGTAATGGGAAAGTAGTTTATACCAATGGAGAGGTTAAAGTAGCTGAAAAGCAAGATAAACCACTTCAAACGGCATCGCAGAAGTTCGCACAACAAGAGCAAGACGATTTACCATTTTAGTATTATCCTTTTCGGTGGGTGGTTAAACCGATATTTTTAAACTAAAAACTATGGAGCAGTACGTAATTTTATATTGGCTATCAAACGGAAAACCTGATAGAATGATAGTAAGTGCAGAAAGCAAAGCAGAAGCATTGAAAGAAGCAGATAAGCACCCGAGTATTATTTATTATTGTGATACGATGGATAATTGGATTAAGTTCTGCGAAGATAGACGAGGTAACTTTAAATAAAAAACTATGAAAGCATACATTGAAAAATACGGAGTTAAACACTCAATTGAAACAGATTGCGATGATGAAGATGTTTTTGAATTTACACGTAACATTTACAACTTGATGTTAACGGCTGGATATTCTAAAGATAACATTATTGAAGGCTTACAAGATATTGTTAACGATAATTAAACAACAAGAACAATGAAACATAAAAGTATAACAATTGTAAACCATAAAAGTATAACTAAACAACAAGAACAATGAGTAATTCATGTATTAATATAAGATTTTTTTATTGGCATTTAATGATTAGTAAAGGATTTTCTTCCATAAAAATTGAAAAAAACGAATATTGGGTAGAAAAAGGACTAAAAGGAGTCAAAAAAATAGAAATTTGTGAATGGAACTTTTAAACAACAATAACAATGAAAAAAATAAAATTTAAAAAACACAGAATTGTAAAAGATAACTTTAACGGTTATGAGTGCCAAGTTTGGAGATTATGGTTTCCATTTTGGGTTCAAATGAATTTTACTAATACGCATATAAGTATTGAAAAAGCAAAGTCTTTTATTGAGAATAATAACAATACTATAGTTTGGAAATCTTAATAATATTAATAAATAAAAAACTATGGAAGATAAACTAATTGTAAGCATTGAATCGCACGGATTCAAACACATAACAGAAGCAAGTGATGAAATAGATTCAGATGAATTTGCAGAGATTGTATTCAATTTAATGTGTTCTACTGGTTATAGTAGATGCAATATAATTGATGGGTTTAAACACGTAATTAAACAACACGATGACAACTAAACAACGAAAAGACTTAGATTTGACTTTAGCATTAACTTTACAGATGCAGTCAATATTACACACGTTAGATGAACTATCACACGAAGTAATCTACAAACGTGAATTTAAACAACGATGTGAAAACTTTTACACGTGGGTTGAAAAGATAGTAGAGAATGTAAGTGAACAACTACCAGAAGATTCAGCACAAAAATGGGTTGAAATTGTTAATGAAATTGATAAAATTGTTCAAAAGATTCAATTGTTTGAAGATGAAAAGTAGTTAGTATATTGTATATTTGCATTGTTCGACTCTCACATTATAGAACAAGACATTAGTTTAACCCTTATAATGAAGTAGAAGTGAGAGCCTACGGATTTATAGGGGTTTTTTATTTAATAAATATTATGAGAAAAGCATTTAATTTTTACAATTCATATTTTGAGGTAGCAAAAGAACTAAACGATAAAAATAGGTTAGCTTTCTACGATGCTTTAATAACACGTCAATTTACTGGAGTTGAATTAGAATTAGAAGGTATGGCAAAGTTTGCTTACATTTCTCAGAAATTTAATATAGATGCTCAAGTGCTTGGTTATGAAACAAAAACAAAGACTACATTAGGGGGTTCGGTAGGGGGTAGCGAAGGGGGTTCGGTACAAGAGAAAGAGAAAGAGAAAGAGAAAGAACAAATAGTTATTGATGTGGATGCTTTTTTAAATTGGTTTAATGAAATGAAATTAAAGTATGTAGGTACAAAAGGAAAATTTACATCTATAAACAAAACAACAATAAACAACTTAACTAAACTTAAACAACAAAAACTATTATCTAACGAATGGGAACACGCATTTGAAATGATGTGTTTAAATGATTGGGTAGTAGAAAATCAGATGCAAACACCATCACATTTTTTAGTTAATGATAATTTTTTTAGATACCTTAACCAAAAACCAAAGAATAAAGAACCAGAACAAGATGAATTTATGAAAAACGTATATAAACAAATAAACTTAAATAAATAAAATATGAAAACAAATAACGAAGTAAATAAATTTTACAAGCCAGAACTTTATAACGACCATTTTCAAAATTATAAGCGTTATAATATTCCTAAAGCACAATTAATCATTGCAGATATTCCTTACAACTTAGGTAATAATGCTTATGCATCGAATCCAGCTTGGTATATTGATGGAGATAATAAGAATGGAGAAAGTAAGTTAGCTAATAAAGAATTTTTTGATACAGATAAAGATTTTAGAATTAGCGAATTTTTACATTTTTGTTCTACAATGTTAAGACCAGAACCAAAAGAAAAAAGCGCAGCACCTTGTATGATTGTTTTTTGTGCATTTGAACAACAATTTGAACTTATAGAAAAGGCTAAAAAATACGGTTTAGTAAAAAGTATTAATTTAGTATTTAGAAAAAACTTTTCAGCTCAAGTATTAAAAGCTAATATGAAAGTAGTTGGTAATTGTGAATATGCTGTATTACTTTATAGAGATAAACTACCAAAATTTAATAACAATGGTAAAATGATTTTTAATTGTTTTGATTGGATAAGAGATACAGATACTGAAAAGGTGCATCCAACACAAAAACCAGTTAAATTATTGGAACATTTAATAGAAATTTTTACAGATAAAGGAGATGTAGTAATTGATCCTTGTGCAGGTTCTGGTAGTACTTTATTAGCAGCATCACAAACTAATAGAAAATCATTTGGATTTGAGATTAAAAAAGATTTCTATAAATTAGCGAATGAAAAAGTACTTTCACGCATCCAACAAAAACTATTTTAATGATATTAAACAACGGACATAGTACTCAATACTTAAACGACTATTTAGATGGTAAGATACCAACTGGATTAAAATTAGGTTGTGACTTAGACGATTTCTTCGTTCATAAGCAAGGACAATTAAATATAATTTTAGGACACGATAACGTAGGTAAAACATATTTTTTAGAATGGTATTTTTTAGCACTTGCAACAAACCACAATTTAAAGTTTTGTTTGTTTATGGATGAAAACTATCAGGGTAAAGTAATGCGTGACTTAATACAGATGTATTCTGGTAAAAAGTTTATGGATTTAACATACAACGAAGTTAGAAGATACGAAACAATTTTAGAAAATTCGTTTAAGTTTGTAGATAATACTAAACGATACACTCCAGACGAATTATTAAACATATTCGATAAAGCAGAATGCGATGTACATTTAATCGACCCGTTCAATGGTTTAAAAACTCCAATGTCTTATAGTTCAAACTACGATGTATTAAACGATTTAAAGCACTTTACAAAGAATGGTAAAACAATCTACATAAACGCACACCCAAGTTCAGCGAGTGGAAGACGCTCGGCAGTATATCCAGAAAAGCACGGTTGGAATGGACACGTTATGCCACCATTAAAGTCAGACATTGAAGGCGGTAAAGCATTCGCAAATAAAGCAGACGATTTTTTAGTAGTTCACAGATTAACACAACATCCAGATTTATGGAACTACACAATGGTTGAAGTTGTAAAGATTAAAGATACAGATACTGGCGGAAAACCAACGCTATTAAACGAGCCAATGATGATGGACTACAATTTTGGTTTGGGTTTTAAAGTTAGAGGTAAAGATGTGATAAAAAGATTAACTTCGCCAAGTACAAAAGCAATAGCACCAAATAATTCATTTGATAATTTACCATTTTGATATGTATATAAATAACAAATTTAATTTAGGAGATATAGTATATCTAATAACAGACATAGACCAAAAAGCAAGAATAATAACTGGTATAAAAGTTAGAATTAATGATTTACTTGTATATGAATTAGCGTGTAATTGTGAAGAAACAAACCATTTTGAAGTTGAAATTTCAAGTGAAAAAAACATTTTAATAATGATATGAAACAAATAGCAATAATAGAAGCATCAATAACTTTTGAATCGTTGACGCAATCTTTACAGATTTCAATAGACGACATCAAAAAAAAGAATTCACATCGTACAGATTTAATTGAGTCAATGCAAAAGCACTTTGATTTTCTACAAGACGCACGAACTACTTTTAATATTTTAGTCGATGAAAACAAACAATACCAAACATTACTATACGCAGAACACAAAAAAGTAATGGAGTTGACAAGAGAAATAGAGCAGTTAAAAAAGATAAACGAAAATTTGACAAATGGCATTTAAGAATAACTTTGAAAAGAAATGCAAGGAATGTGAAACGATATTCACACCATATCGAACAACGGATAAACTTTGCTTTGTATGCACTAAAACACGTCAAGCAATAAAGAACCTTGAAAAGATAAAGAAAGTGCGTAAGAAAGCGTTAAAAGACGATTTAATGACGTTACAAGACTGGTTTAAGATTGCTCAAACGCATTTTAATAAGTACATTCGTTTAAGAGATGCAGGTAATTTATGTATCAGTTGCCAAAAGAAACCAAAGAAAGAGAATGCTGGACACTATTTTTCTGCTGGTACACATACAAACGTTCGATTTGATGAGATGAATGTACACTTACAATGTGAACACTGCAATACGTTTTTATCAGGTAACCTAATTGAATACGGAATACATTTAGAAAACAAGATAGGAGCAGATGAATTTACTATGTTACGTGAACGTGCATACATTACAAGAAAGTACACAAAGGATGAATTGAAAGAACTTGCAGAGTATTATAAACAAAAATGTAAAGAATTATGAGTGCAGTAGATTATTTATTTGAGCAATTATGGGAGTTACCAAAAGACAAGTTAACTTGGTATGCAATTTTAAAAGAAGCAAAAGAAAAATACGATGAAGAAATTATTGATGCTTACTGCAAAGGTTCACAAGATTTGCCATTAGATGAAGAAACTTATTAACAAAATGTTTCGTTTATAATAAAAAATATTATAATTGCAAACAAAAACGAATGAAGTTATTAGATGAGGTTGCGAAGTATCACAACGAATGGGTAGATGTAGTTCGTTCATTTGGCGAGGAGTTCTATACTGAAGATATCGTTCAGGAAATGTACCTACGAATAAACAAGTACACCACTTACGATAAGATTGTGAAGCGTGGAACACTAAACAAAGGCTACATATACTTCGTACTGCGTAACTTATTTCTTAACTACGTGCAACTAAAATCACGTTTCGAGGTTGTAAGATTAGATGACAACTTTGATATTTCGCACGATTCATACATAGAATTTGAGAATAGAATAGAAAACGAGATAGCATCTTGGCATTACTACGATGAGATACTATTTAATTTATACATTGATTCTGGTATGAGCATTCGTAAATTAGCCAAAGAAACAAACATTAGCGAGAAAAGTATATTCGTAACATTAAAGAAGTGTAAAAATAAATTAAAGAAATATGATAAAAAATAAAATTAAATATGCAGATTATCAAAAAGCATTTTTATTCTGTAAATTATTATTAAGAACACACGAACAATTTGATTCAGAAATTAAAATAATAATTGATGGTTTAAATTTATATGAATTTGAAGAAGACGCAATAGAACAAGATTTAAAGTATTGGTCTAATAAAGCAATTGAATTAGAAAAAGAAAACGAAATATTAAAAAAAGAATTAAATGAATATGGAAAAGAAAACAAGAAAACCAAGAACACGTAAACCACAATCAAAAGGATTAGGCGATACCGTAGAGAAAGTATTACAAGCTACAGGAATAGATAAAGTAGCCAAGTTCATTATGGGCGAAGATTGCGGATGCGAGGAACGTAAACAAAAACTAAACCATTTGTTTCCTTACATTAAACCTGAATGCCTTACAGAAACCGAATACAACTATCTTACAGAATGGTTTGCAGTACATCGCAACAGCGTTAAACCATCAGAGCAAAGAGAGATACTTAAAATTTATAATCGCACTTTCAAACAAAACCAAGAACCTACCAGTTGTGCAACTTGTTTAGCTGAAATTATAAATAAATTAAAAAAAATTCACGAAAACTATTTGAATTAAAATATTTGTTTATATTTGTACAAGTTATTAACAGTTAAATAAATAAAAATGAAAATTAAATTTACAAAAGAACAAGTAGAAAAGTATAATAGACTTTTTGAAGAAGATTTAGAAAACGATACAGAGACACAATATGAATACCAAGAAGAATTGGTAAACAACTTAATAGAAAACCACACTGTAGAAGATATTGAAGATGAGTTTGAACGCTGTTTTAACTCTCGAAGACACTATACATTTAAGCAGACAGGAGAAAAAGATAGACTTAGATACAAATGTGGAATTATTGTCAATGCAAATTTATCTAACATTTAAAACATTTAAACGCACGAATTATGAAAAAAATATTATTAGTATTAGCATTAGTAGTAGTAGTAGCATCTTGCAAGAAAGAAGATATAGCACCTAACACAGAATGTACATCATTAAAAGCAATTAAGCACCAAGTGTTCTTGAATAACAAATGGTATTACACAGGACCAGTAGACACTATCGGTTATTCAGTTTGTTCAGATACAACAGATTGGGAGCAATACAATAACGGTTCTTACTTAATGCGTAAAGCAAAAAAGAAAATTTGATTAACCAAAACAAAACCAATGGAAAAACGAGGGGGAGTTAGACCAAACTCAGGTCGTAAATCAAAAGACGAAGAGAATAGGATTAGAGATTTAATGAAGCCTTATTCACTTGATGCGGTGCAATGTTTAGCAAACATAGTTGTTAATCCTAAATCAAAAGATGCGGATAAGATAAGTGCGAGTAAGTTAATCCTTGCTTACACGTATGGCAATCCAAAAGAAACGATTGAGCAAACGACAAACATAAGCAGTATAAACATTAAAGACTTATTCTCAATTGATAAAATTAAATAGTAAGTATAATTACTTAGGTAGTGATTCTCGTTACTTCATTGTAACAGGTGGGCGTGGTAGTTCTAAATCTTTTAGTGTTACCACGTTTCTGCTTTTATTAACTCAAGAAGCAAACCACGTAATATTATTTACACGATACACATTAGTTTCTGCAAACATATCTATTATACCAGAGTTTATCGAAAAGATTGAAATGATGGATATGCAATCCGATTTTACGATAACTAAAGACGAGATTATAAACATACGTACTGGTTCAAAGATTATCTTTAAAGGAATTAAAACAAGTAGCGGAACACAAACAGCCAACTTAAAATCTTTGCAAGGTGTTACTACGTGGGTACTTGATGAGGCAGAGGAGTTAACAGATGAGGATGTATTCGATAAAATTGATTTATCTATCAGGCATAAGACAAAGCAGAACCGAGTAATCTTAATACTTAACCCAACTACGAAAGAACACTTTATATATAACAAGTTCTTTGAATCGAAAGGTATTGAGGCAGGACAAACATTAATAAACGGAGATTGCACATACATACACACAACGTACTTAGATAACATAAACAACCTTTCGCCATCGTTCATTGAGCAGGTGGAAGAAATAAAACAACGTAGACCAGAGAAATACAAGCACACAATATTAGGTGGTTGGTTAAACAAAGCTGAGGGTGTTATCTTTAACAACTGGAGCATAGGAGAATTTAAAGAAGTAGGCGTTTCAGTATTCGGACAAGATTACGGATTTAGCAACGATCCGACTACATTAGTAGAAACAAACATAGACTTAAACAATAAGATTATCTATTTACGTTTGCACTATTACAAGCAAGGTTTAACCACATCAAACATAGCACAACTAAACAAGCAATTTGCAAAGGATAGATTGATAGTAGCAGATAGTGCAGAACCACGTTTAATAAACGAGATTAAACATTTAGGTTGCAATGTAGTACCTGCAATTAAAGGAGCGGATTCAGTTGTATATGGTATTAGTTTATTATCAGACTACGATTTAATAGTAGATGCTGAATCAATTGATTTACACAAAGAGTTTAATAACTATTCGTGGCTTGAGAAAAAGTCTAACACGCCAATAGATAAATTTAACCACGCAATTGACGCTATTAGATATGCAGTATCTTATCAATTAGTTAATCCTAACAAAGGTAAATATAATATACGATGAATAACATAGACATACAAGAATACATACGTGTAGTTGAGGATTACATATGGGAAAAGAAACAACGAAAAGTTAAAATAGTATTCGATAATCCTATGATGATGCACCGACACTTTCAAATGTTATGTATCGCATACGATTACATACAACAAAATAAACATAAATAGGTTATAATAATATGAAGGTTACAATAAAAGTTCCAAGTACATTAGAAGAAATTACCGTAAAGCAGTATAGCGAGTTCGTAAAGATACAATCGAACAACCAAGACGATGAGTTTATAGCTATGAAGATGGTATCTATATTCTGCAATATGGAACTATCGGAAGTAAGCAAGATTTCTTATTCTTCAATCATTGATGTAGTACAGCACTTAAATAATTTGTTTGCTGCAAAGCACGAGTTTGTTAAAAGGTTTACATTAGGCGGTGTAGAGTTCGGTTTTATTCCGAACTTAGAAGATATATCATTTGGCGAGTACGTAGATTTAGAAGCTAACTTATCTTCATTTGAAACAATGAATAAAGCAATGGCAGTTATGTACAGACCAATAGTTAGAGAGCAGAAGAACAGATACGATATACAGTCGTATGAATCAAGTGCGAACTTTGCAGAGGTTATGGAATTTGCTCCAATATCTATTGCACTTGCAGCGCAGGTTTTTTTTTGGAATTTAGGAAAAGAATTACTACAAGCTACGATGGACTATTTAGAGAAAACGATGAGCAAGAAGCAGAAAGCGACTTTAGCGAAACAACTCAATTTGGAAAACGGTGGGGATGGTATTCAAGCATATATGCACTCTCTCAAGGAGATGTTACACGATTCAATGAAGTTACCAGACAACCACTTACTAAATGTTTAACACTTCTTACATTTGAAAAAGAGAAGCAAGAAATAGAACAAAGAAAAATAGATAGAATAATGAAACGATGAAGGGATTTTACAACTTAATAGACACAATCAAGGCAGAACTTGAAACAATACCATTTGTTAACACGGTAACGCAAGGCGATATATACGATGTGGATTTAGCCAAACAGACTATATTCCCTTTATCGCATATTATCGTTAACAACGCAACGTTTGAGAATAACCAAACACGTTTTAATGTTTCTATTGTAGCAATGGATATAGTAGATATTAATAAAGAAGATGCGCCAAATGAATACATAGGCAACGATAACGTACAAGACGTATTAAACCAGCAGTTAATAGTTTGCCAACGTGTATATGAATCTGCAAAGCGTGGTGACTTATTTGATAATTTATATCAAGTAGATGGAACAGCAACGTGTGAACCATTTACCGAACGATTCGAAAACTTTTTAGCAGGATGGACTATGACCTTTGACGTATTAGTACCAAACGAAATGAGTATATGTTAAACATTAAACAAACTCAAAAGGTATTAGATAGGTTTAGGTTGCACGTAGTTAAGGAATCAAGAAAGAACTTAACCAATAAGCAAAAGAACGCATCTAAAGGACTTTATAACTCAATCTATGGAGAAGTGAAAGCGATGCCTAATTCTATCTTCTTAGAGTTTGGAATGAATCAATACGGAACGTTTCAAGATAAGGGGGTAAGTGGTAAGCAAAAGAAATACGATACTAAGTTTAGTTTTAAGAATAAACGACCACCGAGCAAACCATTTGAGGAGTGGGCAAAGAAGAAAGGAATTAAACCACGTGGCGCAAACGGAAGATTTATAAGCTATAAAAGTTTAGGATTTCTTATTGCACGTTCAGTATTCAACAAAGGAATTAAACCGAGTTTGTTTTTTACCAAACCATTTGAAGCAGCGTTTAAAAACCTACCTGAAGAAACAATACAAGCCTTCGCATTAGATGTAGAGGAAACAATGAATAAAACAATTTTAATTAAATAGATATGCCTAACATTTTTGCACGTTCACCTTTCATTATAGAAATTAACGAAGCAGCACAAACTTCAAGTAAAGTAGAAATATTTATATGGAACGGTACAGGTTCAGCACCTGCAACTCCAACTTATACTTTAAGTAAGAATGTACCAAGTGCAACTAACTTAAAAACAAGCTACGATATATCGCCATTTATTAGGGAGTTTATAAACTTTGATACACCTTTAGCTTTGTTTAATGTTATAACTTTAACTAATACTAACCAATGGTGCAATGTACGTGTAAAACGATACAAGAATACTGCAACGCTTTTAAATACTATTGATTATATCGCATACGATGGTTATGGTTACTTTGAGCAAGGGTACAACGCAGATAATGGAGAAGAAAGTTTGGTGCATAATCAAACGTATTATTTCCACAATACTGGAGTGATGCCGGTTGATATGTTTAGAGCATACTTAAGAAGTGGCGATCACGTAAATTTTGTAGACCCAATATCCAGCACTAACTTATTCGACCCTATAACAACTACAGGAGTTTATAACGTTCCAATAGGCAGAAAATTAGAGTTCCTTACAAATGGGGTAAAGATACGTCTTTTAAAATCAGTAGGTACTAAACAATATACATTTATTCCTATCGAAGAATGTAAGTACGATGTAATTACAATAGACTTCGTAAACAAGTACGGAGCGTGGCAAAAGGCTTGGTTCTATAAAGCATCTTCAAACAGCATTGAAACATCAGGAGCAGAATATAATTTACTAAGTGCAAATGTAAACTACGATGTAAACGTAGGTAGCAGAAAAGTATTTAACGTAAACGGAACAGAAAGCATTAAGGTTAATTCAGGATGGGTAAACGATGACTACGCAGAAATCGTACAACAAATATTGTTAAGCGAAAGAATCTTAGTAGATGGAAAACCTGCAAAAATGAAAACTAAAGGTATTGAAAAGCAGAAGCAGATAAATACTAAAATGATTAACTACCAATTAGAGTTTGAGTACGCATACGATATTATTAATAATATGAAGTAATGAATAGACAAGTAGAAATATATATAGAAGGGCAGCGTTTAGAATTATTCAACGATGAGAAAATAACGATTAATTCAAGCGTTCAGAATATTAGTGATATATCTAAAACGTACACTGATTTCTCGCAAAGTTTTACTATTCCTGCATCAGTAAACAACAATAAAATATTTCAACACTTCTACGCAAACGAAGTTGATTCTACATTAGATTATAACATACGTAGAACTGCGTATATCGAAATAGATTTAGTTCCATTTAGAACAGGTAAAATACAACTTGAAAAAGCACAATTAAAGAACGGACAAGTAGATAATTATACTATTACTTTTTATGGCGACTTAGTTACGTTAAAAGATTTGTTTGGAGAGGACAAGTTAGCGTCTTTGGATTATTCAGCTTATAGCCATTTATACACAGGTGCAAACGTTCAGACACGTATCAATTCAGATTCGGTAGATTACGATTTACGTTATCCTTTGATTTCAAGTAGTAGATTATGGCAATATAATAGTGGAACGCCATCGCAGGATATTGATAATACATCAGGGCATATACACTTTGGAGAGTTATTTCCTGCATTGCGTGTTCCTAAAATATTTGATGCTATTGAGAACAAATATAGTATTAATTTTACAGGTAGTTTTTTAACGAACAAAAGATTTACGGATTGTTTTCTATACTTAAAGAATAAAGAAACATTTGAATTTTTCACAGATAAACAACTTATAAATTTAGATACCGTAACGCTAACAGAAAGTACAAACGTAGCCGGAGTACCTTTTTTTAACACGACTAACAATAGTATAAACTTATTCTATTCAGCAGACGCATTGAACGCTGGAGCAGTTGACGAGGGCTTGTGGCAAATTAACACTACTATAACTACTTCATCAACTGCAATACCATACTTTATTGAGGTGTGGGAAAATGGAGTTTTAGTAAGTACAACGGAAGGAGTAGGTTCAGACTTTTATCAATTGTATTTCGTTCCTAATTCAACAGGATTAAACAAGACCATTGAACTAAAAATAAAAGCAAGGGCTTTAATGGCGTTTACTTCAGAAACAAACTTATACCACAATATTACAGTAGGAACTACACCAGTACAAAACACAAACACTTGCACAGGTAATAGCCAAACTTTAATTGGTAATTTAGATATATCATCTAATATGCCTGATATGAAAATTTCGGATTTCTTTAGTGGTGTATTGAATCAGTTTAATTTAACGTGCGTTCCAACAAGTGCAAGTAGTTTTACTATTCTACCTTTAGAAGATTGGTACAGCGCAGGAAGTGTAAGAGATATTACAAAGTACACAGATAAGAATGAAGCATCTATTGATAGAATGCCATTGTTTAAAAAGATTTCATTTGAACACGAAAAGTCAGAATCATTGATAAATAGAAAGTTTTTTGATTTATACGCACGTGAATACGGAGATTTAAGTAACGTGTATAGCATAGATGGTGGCGATTACATTATTAAACTACCTTTTGAAAATCTAAACTTTAATAAGTTCACAAGTACTAACATACAAGTAGGCTATTGTTTAACCAAAGCACCAGATTATAAACCTTACATACCTAAACCAATACTACTTTACAAGTATAACAAGTTAAGTTGTTCGTTTCATTTTAACAATGGCACAAGTACAAACCATATTTTAAACTATATACCATTTGGGCAGGATGCAATAGTAGGTTCTGTAAAGTATTCTTTAAATTTTGGAGCAGACCAATCTACCTTGCTAAATGAAAACATAGCGAACTCAATTGTAAACGTTTATTACTTTGATTACTTATCGAATTTATACAATACAAAAGCACGATTAGTTACTATTAAGGCAAACTTACCAGTATCAATTTTAAGCAACATAAAGTTAAATGATAGGTTAGTAATAAGAGATAAGCGATATATAATAAACACGATGCAAATAGATTTAACAAGTGGCGATGTTACATTTCAATTAATATCAGATTTTAGAAACTTAACTTCATACGTACCAAAATGATAAAACAAATTATAGCAATGCTTAAAATATCAGACTTCTACGGAGTGTCTGAGAATATAGATATAGCAAAAGGAAAGTATAAAATTCCTAAAGGATTTAAAGAAGCAGTTAAACAAGGTAAGCGCATAGGTTATGGCAATTGAAAAAACGGTAATACTTAATGTAGAAACTAAAGAAGCTACAAAGAATATAGATTTACTATCACGTTCTTTTGAGGATGCGTATGGAGAGATACAGCCTTTAACAGGTCGTATGGGCGAACTTGAAGATCAGTTATACGAATTAGCAAACGCAGGTAAACAAGGAACAGACGAATTTAAAACTTTAGCTGCTGAAGTTGGTAGAATGAAAAAGACTATCCAACAAACGGATGCACAAGTAGATGGTTTGGCTATGACTACTTCGCAAAAGTTAGGCGGTGCATTAGGTGGTGTAACAAGTGGGTTTGAGTTGGTGCAAGGTGCGATGGGTGCTATGGGTGCTGAAAGTGAAAACGTGCAAAAAGCATTATTGAAAGTTCAGAGTGCTATGGCTATTGCTCAAGGTGTTCAAGGTATTAGAGAATCGATACCAGCATTTAAAGCTATGGGTGTAGCTATACAAGAATCTGCAACAGCACAAAAGATTTTAAACTTTGTAATGAAGCAAAACCCAATTATGCTTATAGTTTCAGCAGTAGCAGCATTGGTTGGAGCGTATGCATTGTTAAGTGGTTCAGAAGATACTGAATTAGAGAAACAAAAAGCAATCAATGAAGAAAGAAAATCAGCAGCATTTCATCAAAGAGCATTAGCAAAGGATGTAAAAGAATCCTCTAAATATATAGCTGAAGAGTCAGTTCAATTTATATCTTTAATTACTAAATTAAAACAAACAAATGCAAATAGTAAAGAGAGGAGAGATTTAATAAGGGAAATAAATGGTGAGTATGGTACGCATTTAAAAAATTTAAAAAGTGAAGCTGATTTTCAGGCTCAATTAAGTTTAGTTGTTAAAGACTACATACAATATCAGACCGTTAAATTTAAGCTGATGAAGAACGAGGCTTATATGCAATATAACCTTGAGAAACAAATAACAGCGCAGAAAGAATTAAACAGATTAGAGAAAGAAAAAAAATCTATTATAGCTGGTACAAACTTAGATAAGACAGATACAACAGAAACGGAGCAAGGTATAGCAAAAGCAAAAAGAGATTTAGAGGATTCATCAAGGGCAATTGAAGATTTAGCAAATAGGGCGGTTAAGTTACAGACCACACAGGATAAGTTAACTGATAGTGGTAAGAAATATGTTGAACAACAAAAAGAAGTAGTTAAAGTAGATAAACAAACAATTGAAGATAAGAAAGAAAAAGCACTTACTGAAGATGAAATTTACGCATTAGAGTTACAACAACTTGCTACTATTGAAGATGAGAAAACAAGAATCAAAGATGAAGCCGAAAAGGAACGACAACAAAATGAAGCAGCTAATTTAGAATCTACTTCTGCTTTGCGTATTCAGATAATGAATAAACAAATTGAGGATGAAAAGATAGTAGAGCAAAAAGAAAAGGAAAGAAAGAAAAAGCATAGAGACGAATTATTTGATGCAGCAAAAGCTGGTTTAACAGCTATTGGAGATTTAGCGGTTTTATTTGCAGGTAAATCTAAAGCACAACAAAAGAAAGCGTTTGAAGTTCAAAAGGCAGTCAACATAGCTACAGCAACAATTGACACATTTAAAGGTGCGACAACAGCATTCACATCAGCAGGGAATCCAATACTTGGTGCGGTATTCGCAGCAGCAGTAGTAGCAGCAGGACTTGCAAATATATCTAAAATTGCATCTACTAAATTCGATGAAGGAGCAGGCGGTGGCGGTGGCGGTGGTGGCGCACCAAGTGTTCCAAACGTGCAAGCAGCAAACTTTAACGTAGTAGGAGCAGGAGGAGCAAACCAATTAGCGCAACTATCAAGCAATCCTATTAAAGCGTATGTAGTTAGTGGGGAAGTATCAAGCGCACAAAGTTTGGATAGAAACATAGTTAAAAACGCAACGATATAAAACTAAATAAGCAGCCACGCCCGACTGCCTATTTACTTACCTATCAACCTAAACATTGTTAATTATGTTATGAACACGAAGCAAAGATAGTTAATTATTTTAAAAATGCAACAAAAACTAAAAAAATAAATTATTAAAGTATGAAAATAGTTGAATTAGTAATTGACGACAAAGATAAGCTATCAGGAATTGATGCCGTATCAGTTGTTCAATCCCCTGCAATAGAAGAAAACTTTATCTATTTATCCAAGCACGAAATAGAACTTAAAGAAGTAGATGCTGAAAAGCGTATTTTAATGGGTGCAGCTTTGATACCAGATAAGCAAATATTCAGACGTAACGAGAAAGAGGAGTATTATATATTCTTTTCTAAAGATACGGTGCGCCAAGCATCGGAGTTATTTTTAATGAACTCAAACCAAAACAACGCAACGTACGAACACGAACAAAAGTTAAAAGGATTATCAGTAGTTGAAAGTTGGATAATTGAAGATAGCAAAACGGATAAAAGCCGATTATATAACTTTGATTTGCCAGTTGGTACGTGGATGATTTCAATGAAAGTAAACAACGATGACGTATGGAAAGATGTAAAAGACGGCAAGGTAAAAGGCTTTTCAATTGAGGGTTATTTTGCAGATAAATTAGAAATGAGTTTACAGGATGCAGAAGAACAAGAGTTAATAAATAAAATAGTAGAAATTTTAAAACAAGTATAAAATGGGATTAAAAGATTTTTTTAAAACGACAAGCGAAACATCTCCAAAGGGTGGTAACAAAGGTTGCTTATGTGAAGATGGTACGTACAGCAAAGAGTGTTGTGATGGTAGCCTACAAGCGCAAGGGATAGGTAGCGAAAATTCGCAAGGAATATCTATTGTAAACAACGTTAACGAAGTGCGTACAATGGTACGTGAAAACTAAAAAGGCAACAAAACAAATATTAATAAGTTTTTATAAAAAACACATAAATGAAAAATAACGTAATTAATCAAATCAAATCGCTTTTAGGTATGGAAGTGAATTTAGAGCAAATGATGTTAGAGGATGGTGTAACTATTCTAGAGGCGGATTCATTTGAAGCAGAACAAGAAGTGTTTATCGTAACAGAAGATGAGCAAAAAATTCCATTGCCAATTGGCGAGTACAAAATGGAAAATGGTTTTATGTTAACTGTAGAAGTTGAAGGTATTATCGCATCTTATATGGAAGCTGCTGCTGAAGAAGAAGTAGTTGAAGAAGCACCTGAAGAAGAAGTACCAGTTGAAGCAGAAGCAGAGGTTAAAACGCCTAAAAGCATTATCGAATCAGTAAGTAAAGAAACACGGTTTTCTACTGAAGAATTTGAAGCGTTAAAAGCTGAAGTGGTAGCACTTAAATCACAGTTAGAAAACAAAGAAGTAGTAGAGGAGAAAGTAGAATTAGAGGTAGTAAATCCTATCAACTACAATCCAGAAGTAGAAGCTACAAAAGTAAATTTCAAGTACGGACAAAATCGTGAGATGAGTACACTTGATAGAGTAATGAGTAAAATTAATTCATAAATTAAAATAAAAAGAAATGCCAACAACAACAAGTATTACAACAACTTACGCTGGAGAGTTCGCAGGTAAGTATGTAGCAGCAGCATTATTGACTGCTAACACAATTGACAAACAAGGTATCACAGTTAAGCCTAATGTTAAATTTAAAGAAGTTCTTAAAAGAATTTCAACAGACGATGTATTGAAAAACGCTACTTGTGATTTTGATGCAACATCTACGATTACTTTAACAGAAAGAATTTTACAACCAGAGGAGTTCCAAGTAAACTTACAATTGTGTAAAAAAGATTTCCGTTCAGATTGGGAAGCTATCTCAATGGGTTATTCTGCATTTGACACTTTGCCTAAAACATTTGCTGATTTCTTAATCGGACACGTTGCAGCAAAAGTAGCGGCTAAAAACGAAACTAATATCTGGAGTGGTGTAACTGCTAACGCAGGAGAGTTTAACGGATTCGCTACATTATTATCTTTAGACGCAGCGTTACCATCAGCAAACGAAGTAACAGGAACAACAGTTACTGCAGCAAACGTTATCACAGAGTTAGGTAAAATCGTAGACGCTATTCCTGCATCTTTGTATACTAACGAAGGGTTAAGAATTTACGTTTCACAAAACATCGCTAAGGCTTACGTTCGTGCATTGGGTGGATTCGGAGCATCTGGATTAGGTGCTAATGGTAAAGAAGGACAAGGTACAATGTGGTACACTAACGGAGAGTTAATGTTTGACGGAGTTAAAATTTTCGTTGCAAACGGATTAGCTAACAACACAGCAATTTGTACAACTGTAGATAACCTTTACTTTGGTACAGGATTATTAGCAGACCATAACGAAGTTAAAGTTATTGATATGGCTGATATTGACGGTTCTCAAAATGTACGTGTAGTTATGCGTTTAACTGCAGGAGTTCAATACGCAGTAGTTCAAGACATCGTTACTTACGGAATCGTTAACTCTGCTAACTAATTAGATTAATTAACTTAAAAGGGGTGGTGCAATATACGCCATCCCTTTTTTAATACTATAAAATATGTGTGATATAGCAAATGGGCGTGTAGAGCCTTGTAAAAATTCGGTAGGTGGTTTAGATGCTATCTACTTTATTAACTACAAAATTAAAGATACAGACGTAACCTACACAGCAAGTACGGATGAAATTATGGATGTTAACGGTGTTCCAACTTTATACAAGTACGAATTGAAAGGTAATAATTCCTTTGAAGAAACTATCCAAAGTTCACGTGAAAATGGTACTACTTTCTTTGAGCAAGTATTATCAGTTGAATTGAAAAAACAAGATTTAGCTACAACTAAAACTGTTAAATTGTTAGCTTATGGTAGACCACATATCGTAGTTAGAAACAGAGCAGGGCAGTTTAAAATTGCAGGTTTGTTTAGAGGTATGGATATGACTGCCGGTACTATCTCTGATGGTGTAGCTATGGGAGATTTCAACGGTTACAAATTAACGTTTACAGGTATGGAAAATGTACCTGCTAACTTCTTGGATTGTTCCAACGAAACAGAATTACTTACAATATTCTCGCCAGCAACTATTGTAGTAGCTTAATATTATTTAAGTGTTAAAAGCCTATCATTAACTTGGTAGGCTTTTTTTTTGAAACAAAACAAGGTTTTTAAGGTTATATTAATATGCAGATATTAAGTAAAACTTCAGGTGTAAAATCAATTGCAATTAGTCCACGTTCGGATGCTTACACAAGCGTAACTATATACAACGAGTTAACAAATAAGATAGTGCCTATAACAGCAGTTTCAGTTGTGTCTAATTCGTACTACAAAACATTAAATTTTACTATTGCAAATAACTTACAGGATGAGCATTTTTATTACTTGACAATGTACAACGGAACAAACATAGTTTACAGAGATAAAATCTTTGTTACATCGCAACAACCAGAAGTTTATACAGTAAACAAAGACGCTTATACATCGCATACATCAAACAACGAATTTATAACTTTATGAGTAATAACGTACACATATTAAATCTTGCAGCATATAATACACCAGTAATTACAGAATCAAAGCGTGACAATTGGGTAGAGTATGGAGAAGATAATAATTACTATCAGTTTTTAATTGACAGATACACTAATTCTACGACAAATAACGCCATTATAAACAACGTATGCAGATTATTATACGGAAAAGGATTAAGTGCGTTAGATGCGAACAGAAAGCCAAACGAATACGCACAAATGAAAGCGTTGTTAAGCGATGAATGTTTACGTAAATTGTTTATAGATAGAAAGATGTTAGGGCAGTCTGCTATTCAAGTACACTATAACGAGAAACACGATAAGATTTTAAAAGCATTACACATACCTGTTAACTTATTACGTGCGGAAAAATGCAACGAAAACGGAGAAATTGATGGTTATTACTATTCTGATAATTGGTTAGATACTAAAAAATACGAACCTAAACGATTATCTGCGTTTGGTAGTTCTAAAGATAAGATTGAAATTCTATTTATACAGCCTTATTCGGTTGGTATGAAATATTACTCGCACGTAGATTATCACGGAGCGTTACCTTATGCAATGTTAGAGGAAGAAATTTCTAACTATTTAATTAACGAAGTACAAAACGGATTCTCAGGTACAAAGGTAGTTAACTTTAACAACGGAATACCTACAGAGGAGCAACAAGACGAAATATCACGCAGAGTATTAGGCAAGTTAACAGGTTCACGAGGTCAAAAAGTTATTGTAGCATTTAACGACAATGCAGAAAGCAAAACAACGGTTGATGATATTCCTTTAAACGATGCAGCAGACCAATACCAATTTTTGAGTGAGGAGTGTATGCGTAAAATTATGTTAGGGCATACGGTTACATCGCCTTTGATTTTCGGTATTGCAACAAGTACAGGTTTTAGTTCTAATGCAGACGAGTTAAAAAATTCAGTTGTATTGTTTGATAATATGGTTATTCGACCAATGCAAGACGAAATGTTAAGTGCAATTGAAAAGATTTTAGCGTTTAACGGAATTAGTTTAAAATTATACTTTAAAACATTACAACCTTTAGAGTTTACGGACTTAGAGAATACAATGAATAAGGAACAAGTTGCTGAAGAAACAGGAACGGAATTGAGCGCAGAAGTTGAATTAGATACAGACGGTTTAATATCTTTAGGCGAGGATTTAGATTTAGAGGGTTGGGTATTAGTAGATGAAAGAGATGTTGACTACGATTTAGAGGATGAATTAGATGAGCAGTTGAAAAACTACAAATCTAAACAAAACTTATTTCAAAAATTAGCAAGTGCAGTTAAAGCTATTCCTAATGCTAAGAGTTCACAAGACAAAGTGGTAAAGGATATTCAATGGAAAGTTAGATACCAATACGCAGGCAATCCTAATCCAGAGAGAGCATTTTGCAAAACTATGATGAGTGCTAATAAGATTTATCGTAAAGAGGATTTAGAAAACGTAAATAGTAATTCAGTAAATAAAGGTTTTGGTCATAATGGAGAGCCTTATAACGTGTTTCTATTCAAAGGAGGACCAAGATGCCACCATTCTTTTAAAAGGCTTACATTCGCTTCTATTGAGGGTGCAGGAATTGACGTAACTAATCCAAACGCACGTAGGATAGGCACAGATATAGCAAGCAAACGAGGATTTAAAGTAACTAATCCTTACCAAGTTAGCATACAACCTAACAACTTACCAAATAAAGGATTTCATCCTGCTAATAAAAACTTACCACAAGACGCAAGATAATGGCAGAAGCACTATTAATTACAAGAACAGATTTAGTAAAATATACTGCTGCTAATGGCAATATAGATACAGATAAATTTGTGCAATTTATTAAGATAGCACAAGATATACACATACAGAATTATTTAGGTACTAAACTTTTAGATAGGTTAAAATCTAACATTGTTTCAAATACTTTAAGTGGTAACTATTTAAGCCTTTTAGAAACGTATGTTAAGCCTATGCTTATTCATTGGGCTATGGTTGAGTACTTACCTTTTGCAGCTTACACAATAGCGAACAAAGGAGTGTATAAACACGGAAGCGAAAACAGCGAAAGTGTAGATAAAAACGAAGTAGATTTTTTAGTCCAAAAAGAACGCAGTATAGCGGAGCATTACACAGAAAGATTTAACGCTTACATAAGAAATTACAATAGCTTATTTCCAGAGTATAACCAAAACTCTAACGGAGATATGCCACACGATTCAGATAGTATATTTATAGGTTGGTACATATGAAAAATTACAAGATAAAAGAGGACAACATCAAGAAGTTGAAGTTATATTTAAAAAAGATAGGAAATGTCAGCAGCGCAAGTATCATTAAGAAATAACCAAGATTTAGTAAGCGAATCGAATCCGCTACCAGTTACGATGGCAGGTGGTGGTGCTTCAGGTGCTGCTACTTCAGATAATCAAGTAACTATCATTGCGCAGTTAGACGATGTTTTAACGGCTTTAAATACAGATACGGAAGACAAACGTTTAACCGTGCGTTTAGATGAGGTTTCTGATACTTTATTTTACGTAGGTAAGGCTTTAATCGGTAAAGTAAATTCAGATGCAAATTGGTTAATTATACGATATACTAAGGTAGGTAATGTATTAATGAGTGAGTACGCAAACGGAAGCGAGGCATTTAACCAAGTGTGGAACAATAGAGCATCTTTAACATACGTATAATGGGCTACGGAGGAATCAAAAAAGCAATATTAAGCGCAGT